GCTCGTCGCGGACCTTGCGGCCGGTGAGGGTACCGAGCAGGGCGAGGGCGGCACCGAGGGCGAGGACGGGTTGCGGGCGGAAGGCAGTGGCCAGGGTGAAAGCCATGACCTCGCCGATGAAGCCGGGAACGGCGAGCAGGTGCTCGGGGAACGGTCCTGGATCGGTGGGGCCGGCGGGTGCCTCCGCATGCATCTGCTCGAAGTGGTTCTCCACCAGCGCGACCGAGACGGCGTCCGGTTCATAGCGGGCGATGCTGGCGGCGATCCGCTCGACCTCGCGCGGCGACAGCGGCGGGGTGCAGCGGTCGCGATTGATCTGGAGCAAGGCGGCTTGGATTTCGGCGGCGGACATGCCCACCCGCCGCATCGAGCCGGCCAGGCGGGCCAGCGTCGCGTTGCGTTGCCCCTGGGGGATGGGGTACCCATTGCTGGGAAGCGTGCCGTTGCGTGATGGCCCCGGCCCGTCCGTCAACCGATCGAGCGCCTCGACGAGCCAGGCGGGCGGTTCCGGCAGACGGTCTACGGGGTGGTCCAGTTCCAGCCCATCGACCCAGCGGTAGTCGCCCTGCGTGGTCCGGCTGGGCGGCACGACGATGTAGCCGCCGTCGGTGCGAACGTCCACGCAGACAGCCAGCCGGCCGGCCGAGCATTTCCACGCCTTGCCCTCGGGCCGGCGGAAGATGAGGTGTCGGCCGCCGCGGGGCGTCAACGCGATGGCCCCGGCATTCGCCAGGTCGGCCGCCTGGTCGGGATCGACGGGCCAGGGGTTGCCCGAGCCGTCGAGGTCGAGCACGAGCAGCCCGGTGGTGGGCAAGCCGATGTTAGCGTCGGGGTGTCGCGTCCACCACGGCTCGATCTGCTCGGGATCGGTCGTGGCGTCATGGAAGCCGCGTGGGGTGAGCGGGGCCTTGCCGCCGGGCACACAGGGAAAGACCGGGTAGCCGAGTTCGGCGTAGCGCAGCGCGGCGGTGAGGAAATGATTGGGCATTACCACGGCACCTCCTCCGCGGCGACCGCGTTGGCTCCGAACGGGAAGTCCAAGGCCTCCTCGGGCAGGTTGTCCTCGTCCAATGGCGGCGGGAGGTCGCCCAATTCGTAGCCGACGATCCGGTCGTACTCTTCTCCCGCGACCGACCGCACCGTGATCGCTTGGGTCTCCGCGAGCCGCCCGGATCGGGCCAGGCCGACCGCTTCCTCGGCCGTTGCTGGCACCGGTTCGTGCGAGCGGCGTTTCCACCACTGCACCGCCTTGGCCCGGGCATAGCCGGTATGCTCGAAGCAGACCCACTCCGACTTGTACTCGTGCCAGCCGACCTGGTAATCGACCCGCATGGTTCGCGGGGCATCATCCGGCGCGCCGCGCTTGTGATGCACGCTGTAGAAAACGTCCCGCACGACATAGCGGGTCGTCGTCACCTGCCCGGAGAGGATGCCCTCCTCGCTGGCCTTCGCGTCGTGCCGGGTGCGTTCCGGCGGCGGGAACTCATACCCGCAATCAGGGCAGCGGGCGTAGCCGGCGGCGATCACGGCATGGCACTCGGGACACTCCTTCGCCGGGGCCTGACCGTTACCGCTTGTGGCACGCTCCCGGACCTGGAGCTGATCCACCGGCCCATGCCGCAGCACGTTGCCGCCGAAGTCGAGCACGAGACAATTGGTCTTCGTGGGGTGTAGCCGGAAGCCCCGGCCGACCATCTGGTAGTAGAGGCCCGGTGAGAGCGTCGGCCGCAGCAGGGCCACGCAGTCGATGTGCGGGGCGTCGAACCCGGTGGTCAGCACGTTGACGTTGCACAGATACTTCAATTCGCCTTGGCGGAAGCGATGGAGCACGGCATCGCGCTCGGCGGTCGGCAGCTCGCCGGTGACGTAGCCGCATTTCAGACCGTGCTTTTCCCGCAGCACCCGCACGACGTGCTCGCCATGCCGGATACCGCTGGCGAAGATCAGCACCGCCTGGCGGTCGCGGGTGCAGTCCACGATCTCTTCACACGCCGCTTCGACGAGGCGGTCGTCGTCCATGAGGTCTTCCACCTCGTCGGCGACGAACTCGCCGGCCCGCACGGGCAGACCACAAAAGTCGGCCTTGGCGATCCCCGCCTTGGTGATCAGCGGGCAGAGGTAGCCCTGCACGATCAGCTCGCGCACGCTGACCTCGTAGCAGACGTGATTGAGGAACCCCTCCGGGGTGCAGATCGGCCCGGTCTTGAGCCGGAAGGGGGTGGCCGTGAAGCCAATCACTCGCAAGTGCGGGTTGATGGTGCGGGCGTCGGCCAGGAAGGTGCGGTACATCCCCTCGCCTTCGGGAGCTATGAGGTGCGCTTCATCGACCAGCACCAGGTCGAACGGGTCGAAGTCGCCGGCCCGCTGGTAGACCGATTGAATCCCGGCCACGATCACCGGCTGGGTCATGTCCCGGCGTTTGAGACCCGCCGAGTACAGGCCAAAGCGGACCTCCGGGCAGATGCGAGTGAGCTTGTCGGCGGTCTGCTCCAAGAGTTCCTTGACGTGGGCTAGCACCAGGACGCGGCCGTTCCAGCGCGTCACGGCATCCTTGCAGATCGTGGCCATGACCGGCGTCTTGCCGCCGGCGGTGGGGATGACGACGCAGGGGTGGTCGTCCCGCGTCCGCAGGTGGTCGTAGACGGCGGCCACGGCCGCCTGCTGGTAGTCCCGCAGGATCATCCGAGCAGGCCTCCGTCGGGATGGGGCGGAAGCCGTTCGCCGTTGTGGCGTTTGGCCCCGCGTTGCCGTTGGAGTTCCGCTTCGCTCAGGTCCAGTTGGTCGTTCTTCCGGCCGCAGTGTTGGCAGAAGCGGTGGCCGGGTCCGCTCGAGGGGAAGAGCCGACCGCATTTCAGGCAGGTGCGGGGCTTGATCGGCGCGTCGTCCCTGTCGCCGTTGGCCAACCAAGGTTGGAGTCGAACCCAGACGCGGCCCCCCGGGACGCACGCCCCACGCCGCACCCGCAGGTCGTCGATCTGGGCATCGTCGCGGTAGGCCCCGCCATGCTCGAGGGCATCGAGCAAGGCCTTGAGGGCGTTGTCCAGGTCGCGGCGACGGCGGTCGGGCGGATGGACGTCGATGGTGATCGCCAGGCGGCCAGTCAAGGGTTGCACGCCCCGGGCCGCTAGTGTGGCTTGGACGGCCCGGCGGAAGGCCCGGCCGCCCCGGCTGATCAGCGTGCGAGGCCCGACGCGACGCCAGTAGTGATTGACCGACGGGGGATAGGGGAGTTCCAGGTCCAGCATCAGCGTTTCCACGGCGGGGTTCCGTTGGCCGGGGCGGTCGTCACCACCGGCGGCGTTTCCTTCTTGGCGTAGCCCTTGATCTCGTTTGTGATCTCGCCGGTGTCCGAGCGCTTTTTGCAGCCGACACGGATCACCAAAGGCAGGTTGTGCAATTCGATCGAGTCGTTGGGGGCCAGCACCCCGACCGCCCGACAGATCGCCGACAGCTCCGCGCGGGCGATCTGCACCGCCGTGGCGTTGGGATGGTCGAGATTGAGCCGCGCCCACAGGAAGCGGTTCTTGTACGGTCCCTCGATGATCTGGAAGTTCAGTTGCAGGTAGTGTCCCGTGCCGGACTTGTTCGGCTTCATCTCCGATTCGGTAATGACGGCGAGATACTTGCCCGCCGGGACGGGTTCGAAGTCGGTCGTCGGGTCCACGAGGTTGGCATCGAAGCCACGCAGATCAGCCATGTGCGGTCACTCCTGGGGTTGATGATGCGATTGGGTCAACGCCGCCATGAAGGCGGGCCACGACAGCGGCAGTTCCTCGGCGATCCCGTAGCGGTTCTTGGCGACGCACGACGGTCCGCCGACGCAGCGCAAAACACGCTCGCCGCCGTCCTTGCCGATGGCGTGGGCGATGGTCCGCTTGCGGCCGAAACCGGTGTCCTCGGACTGGGTGCGGAACTTCCGCGTGGCGAACAGCACGGCGTCGCACCACTCGCAGACCAGGGCCGCGGCGTGCTTGTGCAGCCGGGGCGAGTAGCGGTCATAGGGCGAGGATTCGGGGTCTTCGAACCGCTCGACCTTGGAGTGGGCGATCAAGAGCACGACCATGCCGCGGTCGTGACGCAGGACGTTGAGGTGGTCGATGATCTCGCGCCAGAAGGTCAGGGCATGGGTATAACCCCTGGCATAGCCGCCGTCGACCTTTTCGATGGAACTGACGCCGTACTGCTGACAGAGCCGGTCCCAGATGAGGCGTTCCAGCCAGTCGAGCGAGTCGAGGACCACGGTCTCGTAGTCGTGCGGCTGGGTGCGCAGCTCGCCCAAGGCAGCGATCACGTCTTCGTAGGTGGCCGCCAGCGGGAACTTGTCGCAGGCGATTTCGTTGAGGCCGTCCTCGGTCGGGACGAAGATCGGCTTGGGGGCCTGCGCGCCGAAGGTGCTCTTGCCGATGCCCTCGGTGCCGTACACCAGGATCCGCGGCGGTTTCGGGGTTTTGCCCCGCTGCACGCGGGCCAAGAGGCTCATGCGTGGGCCTCCTGCGTTTGCGGGTTGTGGGGAGCAACGACGCGCTCCACCCGGAACGCCTCGTTGCCGAACTCCCGTTGAACAAAGCCGACGAACAGGCGGTTGACGTCTCGCCCGACCGGCGTGCCCGCGTCGATGACGCACGCACGCCGGTCCCGGTCCAGGAGATGCGCCGCATCGAGCCGCACCTGGGTCTCGCCATGCAGGCTCTCCGCGCCCCACAGCGCCAGGAGCAGCGTCCCCTC